TTATGGTTTTACAGGTGGATTTAATAAAGCAGATGTGGTTTCAAATGTTGGTGCAGGATTGTTAGTAAAAACCAAAAAAGACAAAATTTATCAAGTTGGTGTTGGTGTTGCTAATAGAGTAACTGACGGAACTAACGGAACATTGTCTCCATACATCGGTGGTGGTGTTTATTGGAAGATTAAATTCAAAAAATAATGGGAGTTCAGGGGCAACCTAAGAAAACCTTAAAAGAGATAATTGCTGAAGAATATCGCAAGTGTGCGTTAGACCCAATTTACTTTATGAAGAAGTATTGTGTCATTCAACATCCGGTGAGAGGAAAAATACCCTTTCACCTTTATCCATTCCAGGAAAATTGTTTAACAGACTTTAAAGATAATCGTTTTAACATTATTCTTAAATCCCGCCAGTTGGGTCTATCGACCTTATCTGCAGGATATATTTTATGGAAGATGTTATTCAATCAAGACTTCAATGCATTGGTAATCGCAACGAAAGTGACCGTAGCTAAGAATCTGGTAGAGAAGGTAAGAGTTATGCACGACTTACTTCCTATTTGGTTAAGAGATGGGGGTAGTAGTTCGGTAGAAGATAACAAACTTTCTCTTAAATTAAAAAATGGTTCACAAGTAAAAGCAATCGCAAGTTCTCCGGACGCAGGTCGTTCCGAAGCCTTATCCCTATTAGTTGTGGATGAAGCTGCATTCATTAGAGATATTGATGAAATTTGGTTATCAGCACAATCGACTCTATCAACAGGTGGTGCTGCAATCGTATTATCAACTCCAAATGGTATTGGTAATTGGTTTCATAAAATGTGGGTAGACGGAGAAAGTGGCCAAAATGGATTTAATAATATCAATCTACATTGGACAGTTCACCCAGAAAGGAATCAGGCATGGAGAGATGAACAAACTAAAATCTTAGGAGTTAAAGGTGCGGCACAAGAATGTGATTGTGACTTTGTTGGTTCAGGTGATACGGTATTTGAACCGGCATTATTGACATGGTATAAAGATACATATGTGATGGAACCTGCACAAAAAAGAGGATTTGATAATAATCTTTGGGTATGGGAACATCCAAATTACAATAGAGCATATATGGTATGTGCGGACGTTGCACGTGGTGACGGAGCTGACTATTCTACTGCACAAGTTATAGATATAGAAGATAGTTCCCAAGTTGCAGAATATAGAGGTAAAATTGACACAAAAGATTTTGGAAACTTTTTAACTGCATTGGCAACCGAATATAATAACGCACTTTTAGTAGTAGAGAACTCAAATGTAGGTTGGGCATGTATTCAACAAATTATCAATAGAGGATATCAAAACTTATTCTATATGAGTAATGATTTGAAATATATTGATACGGAAAGACAAATGTCAAACAAATATTATAGAGACGAAAGACAAATGGTTGCAGGATTTTCAACGACCAGTAAAACTCGTCCACTTATTATTTCAGCATTAGACACATATATGAATGAAAAAGATATTCTAATTCGTTCAAGTAGATTGATAGATGAAATGTTTACGTTCATTTGGCAGAATGGTAGAGCAGAAGCAATGAAAGGATATAATGATGACCTTATTATGGCGTTGGGTATTGGACTTTGGGTTCGTAATACTGCACTGAGATTGAAACAAGAAGGTATAGATTTGACAAAACAAATGTTAAACTCAGCACATATAAACAAATATGAAGGATTAATCTCAACAGGCCATCTAAAAACAAATCCATATGAAATGAATGACACTAGAGGAAATACTGAAAATCTAACTTGGTTACTAAAGTAATTTTTTTATATTTATATGTTGAAACTATTATAGATGAACGAAGATTTGAATAAGTGGTTTAAAGAAAAATGGGTAAACATCGGCAAAAAAGTCGATGGCAAGCACCCACCATGTGGAACTTCGGGAGAAAAGAAAGGATATGCTAAATGTGTTCCTGCGGCAAAAGCAGCCGGAATGAGTAAAAAAGAAAAAGAAAGTGCAACTCGTAGAAAGAGAGCTGCACAAAATGATGCAGGAAGAGGTGGTAAAAATAGTAGTGGACAAGGTAAAACACCAATATATGTTTCTACTAAACCAAAAAATGAAACTATGAACATAGAAGAAAAACTAAATTTATTTTTAGAAAAGAATTGTCCAACTGACCCAGGTAAGTGGTCTGCAAGTAAAGCAGCTGCAAAATCTAAATTTGATGTATATCCATCGGCTTATGCAAATGGATGGGCTGCAAAAAACTACAAATCAAAAGGTGGTGGTTGGAAAACTTGTAGCGAAAATGTAATAAGTGAAGTGGCGGGCAAAGAAGCAAAAGAAATTGCTAAATTGACGGGCACACGTGATAGTATAGTACAAAAATTTATAGATGATTTTAATTTGAATGCTAAAAACCTTTTTAACTTTATAGCTAAAGGAAAAGAAAAAGTTAGAAAAGATTTCGCAACGGCAATGTCGGGCAGACCTGGTAACAAATATCAAGGTGATTTTGTAGGTATGTTCGGTGAAGGTGTAGTAAACGAAGCTTGTTGGGACGGTTATAAGCAAGTTGGTGGTAAAATGAAAAATGGTAAAATGGTTCCAAATTGTGTTCCTATAAGTGAAGATATTAATAGTGACGATGATGTAAATTATGGTTTAGTTGAACCTGAAGAATATGATGTAGAAGATGAGGATATGGAGGATTTCATTTCATTTATGAGAGCATATGATAAAAACTTAAATGAAGGATGTCAATGTTTAAGAGAAGCAGAATATCAGGGTAGAGAAGTTAAGTTAGGTAAACCAATGGCAGGTGATGTTAAGAAATTTAAAGTATATGTAAAGAACCCAGCTGGTAATGTAGTAAAGGTAAACTTTGGACATGGTGGAACATCCGCAGCATCCAAAGGTGAGAAAACGATGAGAATAAGAAAGTCTAATCCCAAAGCGAGAAAATCTTTTAGAGCAAGACATAATTGTGATAGTCCAGGACCAAGACACAAGGCAAGATATTGGAGTTGTAGAAAGTGGTAATTTGGAAAATTGAAAAATTTTTCATATATTTAGAAAAATAGAATTATATTAAAATGGCAGATAAAACAATATTTAGTAGGTTACAAAAATTATTTTCAACAAATACAATTGTTCGTCAAACGCAAGATGGTATAAAAGTTGTTGATACCGATGAGTGGCAAAATATGACCACAAATTTGGTTGATAGATTTATGAAAATGAAAGTCACTAACTATGGTAGTGGCCAAGTTGAATCTTCAATGGCATATCAACAAGTTAGAATAGATTTATTTAGAGACTATGATTCTATGGATATGGACCCGATATTATCATCGGCATTGGATGTCTATGCAGATGAAAGTACTGCTAGAAATGAAATGGGTAATGTTTTAAAAATCCATCATGAGGATGACAATATTAAACAAATATTAGAAAATTTATTTTACGATATTCTTAATGTTGAATTTAATTTATGGCCATGGGCTAGAAATTTGGTTAAATATGGTGATTTCTTTTTACAATTAGAAATGGCAGACAAAGTTGGTATCGTTGGTGTTGCACCATTATCGGTATATGAAATGAGTAGGGTAGAAGGATTCGACCCAGAAAATCCACAAAGAGTTAAGTTTGTATACGCTCCATACCAAAATCCATATAATTCAGTAGGACAATCTGCAAAGAAAGAATTTGAAAACTATGAAATGGCACACTTCCGTTTAAATTCGGATTCAAACTTCTTACCTTATGGTAAATCAATGATTGAAGGTGGTAGAAGAGTTTGGAAACAATTAATGTTAATGGAAGATGCTATGTTAATTCATAGAGTAATGAGAGCTCCTGAAAAGAGAATTTTTAAAATTGATGTAGGTAATATTCCACCAAATGAAGTGGATAATTACATGCAAAAAATTATAAACTCATCTAAAAAAGTTCCTTTTGTTGATGAAAGAACGGGTGAGTATAACTTAAAATACAATATGCAAAACCTTATTGAAGATTATTATATGCCAGTTCGTGGTAATGATAATGGAACTTCAATTGATACTCTAAAAGGTTTGGAATATAATATGATTGATGATATTAACTACTTGAAAGGTAAGTTAATGGCAGCATTGAAGATTCCAAAAGCATATATGGGTTATGAAGAAGATACAAATGGTAAAGCAACTCTTGCAGCAATGGATATCCGTTTTGCAAAAACAATCGAAAGAGTTCAAAGAGTAATTATTTCAGAATTAACTAAAATTGCAATTGTTCATTTATATGCACAAGGTATCGATGATGATAGATTAACTAATTTTTCATTAGAATTAACTATCCCATCTAAAATCTATGAGCAAGAGCAAGTTGAGTTATACACCTCTAAGGTAGCTCTAATTCAACAAATGCAACAAACAAAGATGTTCTCTAAAGAATGGATGTATGATGCGGTAATGAAAATGGCGAAAGATGAACAAGATGAAATGACATTGCAAGTATTAGATGATACTAAACAAACATTCCGTTTAACATCTATCGAAACTCAGGGTATGGACCCGGCAAAAGAAACTGGAACAGAGGGCCCTACAAATGTAGAAGAAGAATTGAATAGATTAAAAACCGAATTAGAAGAAGATGGTGTGGGTAGACCTAAAGACCCCGTTAGATATGGTAAGGATGACCATCCAGAAGGTAGAGACCCATTGGGAATTAAGACACTTAAAGCAAAAGAAGGTTCCGTAAAATATAAACCAAGAAATAATTATCAGGAGATATTTAAAGATATGAATGGTAATAAAAAAACTATTTTAACGGAAGATTTCAATAAAGAGTAATAAACCAATAGAAAAAATATATTTATATCTGACAAATTAGACAAATTGATGAAAAAAATAAAACATTCGAAGTTTAAAAATACTGGATTTATATTTGAATTATTAGTAAGACAAATCACATCAGAGATTATGTCTGCCAATAAATCAGTAGCAGAAAAGATTTTAAAAGAACATTTTAATTCTAAAAAAGAATTATCAAAAGAATTGAAATTATACCAATATCTTATTAATGAAAAATACAATTCAGAAAGTAAAGCTGAACAATTCATCAATACAATATTAGAAGCTCGTAAAAAAATAGATGAGAAAAAACTTACAAAAGAAAAATATAATTTAATTAAAGAAATTAAAGAAACTTATAATTTGGATGAGTTTATCAAATCTCCAATATCAAACTATAAAACTCTTGCATCTATTTATAAGATATTTGAAACAGTTACATCCGAAGAATCATTTGACCCAACCGATGTTGTATCTTCTAGATTTACAATTGCAGAAAATATAATTAATTCCTCTATTCAAAATAAAGAAATTAAGATTAAAGATGCGGTTATGGAAGAATATAGAAAACAAGATGAAGATTTGAGAGCAGTATCATATAAATTGTTGGTAGAATCATTTAACACAAAGTATAAAAATTTATCAAACGACCAAAAGGGATTATTAAGAGAATATATTAATAACATTAATAATACTGGTAAATTAAATGAGTATGTTTCAACCGAAGTTACTAATTTAATTAATTCTTTAAAAGAAATTGGTGGTAAAATTTCTGACAAAATAACTCAAATCAAATTAGCAGAAACTATTTCTAATATAAGAAAAGTTAAATCAGTTAAGAGAATTAAAGAACAACACCTTTCAGCATTGATGATGACATATGAATTATTAAATGAATTAAGAAATGCCAGCAAAAAGTAAAGCACAACAAAGATTTATGGGCATGGTTCATGCCGCTCAAAAAGGTGATATGGAAAATCCATCTCCAGAAGTTAGTAAAGCAGCCGATTCAATGACTGATAAAGATGCTAAAGACTTCGCATCAACATCTCATGATGGTTTACCTGACCATGTTAAAGAAGCATTCAAAGAAAAAATTCGTGAAATACTTAGAAATAGTATGCTCGATGAAATGAATACAACTGCTTCTGCAGAAGGATATAATACTCCATTTGCATTTAGTGGAAAAGGTGGTGAGAAGAAAAAAGCAAAAAGACAAGCAGACCTTACGGGATATACTCCAGTTAATGAAAATCGTTGGTTGGAATTAAAAAACGAAGAAGCAACTGCCCAAGCCAAAATTGGCAGGGGTATTTCTAATATCAACAAACAATTAAAAGAAATGGAACGATTTCTTAATTGGTATGGTAAAATTAAAAATGAAAGTGGTGTAAATAATAAAAGTTATTGGAAAAGAACAAATAGTCATATTTATACTATAAAGGAAAGATTATTAAAATTAGACCAAAAAATCAGACAAATTTCAGAATAATGAAAAAATCAGAATTAAAAGAACTTATTAGACAAGTTGTTAAAGAAGAACAAGATTACCAACAATTATTTAAAACAATGTTAGATAAAAGTGGTAAAGATATATCTTCTATGTCTGACGATGATAAGAAAAAATTCTTTAATGCCGTAGATACTGCATACAAAGCAAAATCGGAAGGAAGATTGAGAGGATACAATGAAGCTGAATTAACTGCTGGACAAAAGAAAATCGATGTTGATAAAGATGGTGAAATAGAAGGAAGTGATTTAGCAGCATTAAGAAAGAAAGATTAATATGAATAAAGGATTATTAATAGAAACACATTTGTTTGAGGCAAAACTTCAACAAGAAGAAAACGGAACTTATTTAGTTAAGGGAATTTTGCAAAGAGCAGGTGCTCCAAATCAAAATAATAGAAGATATCCTAGAGAAATTTTAGAAAGAGAGTGTAAAAAATACGAACAACTTATTAAAGAACGTAGAGCATTAGGTGAGTTAGACCATCCTGAATCTCCGGTTATCAACTTAAAGAATGTATCACATAACATTAGAGAAATCTATTGGGAAGGTGATGATGTATGTGGTGTAGTAGAAATACTTTCAACACCATCAGGAAATATATTAAAAGAATTATTAAAAAATAATATTCGTTTAGGTATTTCATCAAGAGGATTGGGTTCGGTAAAAGAAATGAGAGATGGGACTGTAATGGTTCAGGAAGACTTTGAATTAGTTGGATGGGATTTCGTATCCAATCCATCAACACATGGAGCATTTATGGCACCTTTGCAAGAATCAAGACAATGGGCAAAGATAGCAGAAGAGTGTGGTAAGTGGTGTAAGTCACAAGATTTAATGAGAGAAATTATAATAGAACTTAATTAATATGGCAAAGTTAATAAATTTGATACCAAATAATTACACAAGTGTAAAAGTTGTTTCAAAAGCTGAAATGAATGAAGATTTGGAAGATATGGATGTAGCATTGCCATCACAGGTACAAAGATTTTTAGATAGAACAATTAGTATCGTAAAAGGATATAATTTACCAAAGAAAAAGGAACAATTAATTATTGCAAAAATAATAGATGCATTAGGTATGGATAGACAACAATTAATGCAAGCAATTACAAAAATTAAGAAAAACGATATTTTAAAGAAATAGTATATGATAAAGTTAAGAAATATATTAAGAGAAACCGAAGAGTTTCAACAACTTCCAACCGAATTAAAAAGACATTTTTTAGAAATCATTTCAACTTATAACCAACATAGAGAAGGTATGAGTAGAAAATCCGATATTATGCAAATCGCAGAAACATTAGGTGGAATTGCGGATGCAGCACAAGAATATACTTTGAGAGAAGGTGGTGACTGGTTCGATAGAGTGACTATTAAAAGAAATATGAGTGAGTTAAAGAAATTACAAACTTCATTTGAAAAAGAAGCAGTAGAAGCTCAATCTCAACAACAAAGATTGGAAGCTCTATATGAAGATATGGGACATGTATTGGGTAGATATTTTGAAATAGCAGATTTATCCGAAGAAGTAATGAAACAAAGATTGGGAATTAAAGAAAATAAAACAAAATAAATTGGAACAATTAGCTTCATTGTTATTACATAGTAGAACACAAACACATTCATTCCATGTAGGAGTTAAAGGTGTTGGTTCATTTTCAGCACATATTGCGTTGGGAAACTATTACGATACAATTGGCGGATTAGTGGATGGTTTAGTTGAAGCATATCAAGGACAATACGGATTGATTAAATTACAACCGGTAAGTGGTTTAGATACAAATAATGATATTAAAAATATTATTGGATATTTTGATAAATTGATTGCAGTAGTTGCAAAATTAAGAAAAGACGAAAAATTACAAATGAGTTGGTTACAAAACGACATAGATAATATTGTAACTTTATTATACTCAACAAAATACAAGTTGACAAATTTACAATAGAAGAATGTTAGTAGTAAGTGTTAAAGGTGGAAACATAGAGTGGGCAATAAAAGATTACAAAAAGAGAGTTCAGTCCATAAAACAAATAGAAGAACTTAGAGAAAGGAAGAACTTTATCAAACCTTCTAAAAGAAAGAGGTTACAAAAAGAAGAAACTATAAGAAAAAACAAACTATTTTAGTAGTTTTCTTTAGTTTTCTAAAAAATTTACATATATATTATCAAATATCTTATTTTTTATTATAAGATTACAAGACAGAGTTGATTAATGAATACCCTTCTTATAAGGTGTGACCGAACAATCAACATAATTACATTGGAGTTCCCTACAAGAATAACTTCACAACAAAATTTAAGGAGAAAACAAGATGGCAAATTCAAAATTATTGAAAGAAGCAATCGCTGATGCCAAAGCAGTTAAAGAAACCGCTTTAGCAAACGCAAAGTTAGCTTTAGAAGAAGCATTTACTCCAAGACTACAATCTATCTTATCTCAAAAGATGAGAGCAGAAGCAGAAATGGAAGATGATGACGCTAAAAAAGTTGACGAAGAATTAGATTCTACTGGAATCGGTTCAAAAGTTGAAGCAGGATACGCTGAGACTCCTGGTGCAACACCAACTTTAGATGCAGATACTGATTTATCAGTAGGTGTAAAAAAAGATAGTGGTAAGCCAGAACAAGCTGGTACTGACTATAAGAAAGTAGCAGACATTTCTGAAGAAGAAAATCCATTCGCTGATGACCAAGAAGGTGACAAAGATGCAGAAATTGCAGAATTGAAAGCTAGATTGGCAGAATTAGAAGGAGAAGATTCTGAAGAAGAAGAAAATCCATTTGCACAAGCAGAAGGTGAAGATGAAATGGGCATGGATGACATGGGCATGGATTCTGAAATGGGTGACGATTCAATGGACATGGGTTCTGATGACGAAGAGTCTGAAGATGATATGGACTTAGAAGCAATCATCAGAGAATTGGAAGCACAATTAGATGGAGACGATTCTGAAAAAGAAGAAGATTCTATGTATGAAGCTGAAGAAGAAGATGATGAAAAAGCAACCAACGAAGCTGAAGAAGAAGATGACGAAAAGAAATCAACTAACGAAGCTGAAGAAGATTCTAAAGAAGATGACAAAGAAGTTGTTGATTTAGAAGAAATCTTAAGAGAAATGGAAGATGATATGAAAGGTGATGCGGAAGATAAGAAAGCTGACGAAAAAGATGCTGAATTAAACGAAGCTTACAAGACTATCAAATCTTTACAAAGAACAATTAACGAAGTAAACTTATTAAACGCTAAGTTATTATTCGCTAATAAATTATTCAGAGCACACAACATGACTAACGAACAAAAAGTTAAAGTGATTGAAACTTTGGATAGAACAAAATCAGTAAGAGAGGTTAAATTGGTATTCTCTACATTAGCAGAGAACTTCAAATATACTTCAACTACACAAAAATCTACTAAAAAATCTATTTCTGAAGGAATTGCTAGCAAAGTATCAAAATCTACTAAGCCAGCACAAGCTAAAGCAGTAATTGCAGAAAGCACAAATTTCTCCGACAGATTTAAGAAATTAGCAGGTATTATAAAATAATTAAACAAAAAAAATAAATTCATTTAAAATGGACTTAAAAAAATTAATGACTGGCGCAAACCCTCAAACTCTTATGTTAGAGCAAACAAGAGGTTTGAAAGCTAAGTGGGAAAAAACAGGTTTGTTAGAGAACGCAGGTTCTGAAACAAACAAGCATGGTATGGCAGTAATGTTAGAAAACCAAGCAAAACAATTATTAGATGAGGCTACAAGAACAGGTACATCTTCAGGTTCTGAAGAGTGGGCTGGTGTTGCGTTACCTTTAGTAAGAAGAATCTTCGGTTCTATCGCTTCTAAAGAGTTCGTTTCAGTTCAACCAATGAACTTACCTTCAGGTCTTATTTTCTACATGGATTTCAAATATGGTACTAACACAACTTTAGGTAGACCAGCATCTGGTTCTTCTATGTTCGGTAATGGTGGTACTTTCGGTAAAGACAATTTATCTCCAACAGGAAACAAATTGGGTTCTACTCAAGCTACTGAAGGTGGTCTTTATGGTTCTGGTAGATTTGGATACACAATCAACGACACAACTGCAAACGTAACAGCTACTGTAGCTTCTGCATCTGTTGCTGATGTTAGATTTGATTCTGCATTATCTGCTTCTATCGCTGGAGCTAACCACAGAATTATGAAAGTAACTGTTGGGTTACCTGCTGATGCTGATTACAACGGAATCAAAGCTTTCAAAGTTTCAGGTTCTGCAACAACAACTTTATTACCAGAATATACTACATTATCTGAAGGTTCTGCATCATTTATCCTTTCTGGTTCTGCTGCAGCTGATGTTAACTTGGGAACTCAGGTATTAACTTACCACGTTCAACCAACCGATTACAACAGAGGTGACTTTGAAGATAGAACTGGTGCTGATATCAATATTCCAGAAATCGAATTAGAATTGAAATCTGAACCAATCGTTGCTAAGACAAGAAAATTAAAAGCAATTTGGACTCCTGAATTAGCTCAAGATTTAAACGCTTACCATAGTGTAGACGCTGAAGCTGAGTTAACTCAAATGTTGTCTGAATACATCTCTTTAGAAATCGACTTAGAAATCTTAGATATGTTACAACAAAATGCTTTCACAACTGATTATTGGTCTGCAAGAGTTGGATACGATTACAATAGTGCAACTAACGCATTTGCAATTGACGCTAACGCGGCTGCAGCATCTGCATACACTAAGAGTACTTGGTATCAAACTTTAGGTATCAAATTACAAAAGGTATCTAACAAGATTCACCAATTGACTATGAGAGGTGGTGCTAACTTCTTAGTTGTATCTCCAAACGTAGCTACTATTTTAGAATCAATGAATGGTTTCTCTGCAAATCCTGGTAAGGATGCGTTAACTTTCGCAGCAGGTGTAACTAACATCGGTTCAATCTCTAACAGATATGATGTTTACAAAAACCCATACATGACTGAGAACGTTATCTTAATGGGCTTCAAAGGTTCTAACTTCTTCGAAACAGGAGCAGTTTACGCACCATATGTTCCATTGATTATGACTCCATTAGTTTATGACCCAACTAACTTCACTCCAAGAAGAGGTGTTATGACTAGATACGCTAAGAAAATCGTAAGACCTGAGTTCTACGGTAAAGTTATCGTTGAAGGTTTGAACACTTTATAATCTTTGAGTAGATTAGATAAGTAATAGACTTACAATAAAGAAAAGGGGAGAGTAGAAATACTTTCCCCTTTTTTATTTATATAATTCATATTTATAGTAGTAAAACTATAAATTTTAAGTAATGTCTGCAAACACATACTGGACCGGTTCAACGTATAACTCATTTTTATCTGCATCCGCGTCTTTAGAAGCTACTCCATTTGGAATATATGATAATGATACTGATTTTAAAACCGATGCACCTAAAACTGCAGTATGGGTAGCAAAAAGATTGGGTTATCCTATTGTAAATATTGAATTAGATAACCAACAAATTTGGGCATGTTTTGAAGAATCCGTTTCGGAATATTCTGCACAAGTAAATCAATTCAATCTTAGAAATAATTTAGATATTCTTAGAGGGCAACCCAAAGGTAAAGTTGCAAACTATTCACAAACACTTGTAGATGGTTCATTTTTACCAACAACGGTTCGTATGTCTCAACAATATGGAACACTTGCGGGAGTTGGAGGTTCTACATCGATAAAAAAAGCTTATGTCAATTTAACTGCATCGGTTCAATTATATAATTTAATGTCAGGCGCAGTTGATGTTGAAAGTGGTAGAAATTTTTCTGAAATATTTAGTGGTAGTTCTACTGTAGATGTAACCAGAGTATATCATGAAGCAGTTCCTGCTATTACAAGATTTTTTGACCCATATTCGGTAGGTGCACAAGGAACATTAAATTTAATTAGTGAGTTAGGATTTGGTAATTATTCACCAGCTGCACAATTCTTAATGATGCCTTTGTATGAAGATGTTATGAGAATGCAACAAATTGAGTTCAATGACCATATTAGAAAATCAGCACACACATTTAATATTGTAGATAATAAATTAGAAATATTTCCAATACCAACAGGTACAGGAATGAGTAGAGTTTATTTTGAATATATAAGTAGAGATGAATTTGAACACGATTCACAAACCGTTCAAGCCGATTCACTTTCTGACTATTCGGATATTCCATATGATTTTATCCAATATTCAAATATAAATGAAGTTGGTAAACAGTGGATTCGAAAATATACACTTGCACTTACAAAAGAATTATTGGGTGCAATTAGAGAAAAGTATAGTTCGGTTCCAATTCCAGATGGTGAAGTAAGTTTAGATGGTGCAGCATTGAGAGCAGAGGCACAGGTAGAAAAAGATGATTTAGTAAAACAACTTAGAGAAAATTTGGAAGAGATGAGTAGAATTAAAGTGATGGAAAATAAAGCACATGAATCGACTCACCAACAAGAAATGTTAAGAAAAGTTCCTTTAAAAATATATGTAGGATAATATGCCAAAATTTTTACAAGCTAGAGACATTGCATTTTTTAAATCTATTTCAAGAGAATTGGTAGATACGGTAATACAGGTTGCGGTTGTTTTGTATAAAATAAACATATATGAAACAAAAGTAAACATATATGGGGAAGCTCTAAATAAAACATGGCATCAAGGTGTTGAATTATATGCATTGGCAGATAAAGAACCTGAAAACTTTCAATATGAAGGATTTGGTCCTGATAATTTGCAGATGATAACATTTAAATTTGATAAAGATACTTGTAGTGAAAAAAACATTTATCCAGAAATAGGTGATATTATTTACTTTGATAATTCTTATTATGAAATTGATAACACAAATGAAATACAATTCATTGGCGGCCAACCTGATAATAATTATAGTATAGTATGTTCCGCACTTATGGTATCTAAATCTACATTAAACATAGAAGAAAGAGTAAATTAATATTATGGCACAAAACCCATTAAAAAAAGACTTAGATAGAGCAAAGCAAATTAAAACTGAGAAGGGTAACGTTAAAAAAAGTGTTACTCTTTTTGATATTGATTATGCTATGATGTCTTATTTAGAAGATGTTGCATTACCAACTTTAGAAGATGGAAATGGCCAAGCATTAAAAATTCCTGTTATATATGGTAATTCGGAAAGATGGAAAGGAGCAAGAAGAGATGGTGTTTTTAGAGACATAAAAGGTAAAATACAATTACCAATTATGATGCTTCGTAGAACATCTATTGCAAAAAATGATTCAATGCCAATGTTTAATAGGCATGTATCGTATAGAGCATATTCAAAATATAATAAAAATAATAGATACGATAAATTTTCAATACTAGGAAACCAAAAACCATCGTATGAAGTATATAATGTAACAATGCCAGATTATATTGAAGTTACTTATGAATGTATGGCTTGGACAAATTACATAGAACATTTAAATACCGTAATTGAATCATTATCTTTTGCATCTGACGAATATTGGGGTGACAAAACAAAATTTAAATTTTTAACAACAATATCGGATTACAATGTTGTAAATGAAGTTGGTGAAAATACTGAAAGAATTAATAGAGTTGAGTTTAGTTTAACTGTTAAAGCATATTTACTTCCAGAAAAATTTGACGGAGAAGATACTACAAAAAAATCATTCTCTACAAAACGAGTTATCGTTTCAACCGAAGTGGATGTAACTGGAAATGGTAGATTGGAGGGTTTATTAACAACACCATCGGCATATTATGACAATAAAGATTTAATTGACTTTTTATCTTTAAATAATAGTAAAGTCGTAGATGGTGGAATTAATACTGCAACATTCTCAGGAATAAAATTAATACAAGCACCTGCACAATTGGCTGGGGTGATTACTTCCGGATTGACCTATGATGAAAAATCTTACGATATTAAATTATATATAAATGGTGTTAGGTATTATCAAACCACACATTTTACAATAACATCATATACAAACAATACATTAATATTGGCATTGTCTCCTGGATTTTCAGTAGATAGTGGTGACGAAATTACTATTACAGGTAAATTTATTGATATTGTATAATGAAAAGAAGTTTATTAGATATAACCCAAAAAATCAGTAGAAATCCTGGTAAAACAAATCTAACTCCAAAAGATTTAACAAATTCTACTTATTGGATTTTTGAAGCTACGGGTTGGAGATTTGTAGATATATTAAGAGAAATCCAATATAGAACTACACAAGATAGATTAAAGATTTACATTAATACACAAAGTATAAGTGCAAGAGATTATATAGTTGAAGAAGGTGGAAATGGTTTATTAGTTAAATTTATAAAAACTAATTTTAATGGGTTTGTTTTAGATGCTGACGATTATATTCAAATTGAAGGAGATATAGAACAATATGCTTAATAGATTTAATTCAAATATAAGAAAACTTAATAGAGTTGTTCCAAAGGTTAATATTAATAATCTTACTAATAATGATTTGACCGGAAGTTTACAAAATATTGAAATTCCAACCAATACCAAATTTCAATCTAAAACTCGTTCCAATCCAAATCCAATTAAATTAGTAAATAACAAAACAAAAATATCGGATTTTTATCAAGAGATATTAGAAAATAGTGCAAGATACAATCAAAGAGTAATTGATGAATTTGACAATAATACAAATACATTAACGATATACAATGTTACATTAGATTATGGAACCGAAGGAGCATCTCCTAATAATTTTGAAGTATTAGTATTTGGTTTACATATTCCAGGAAATTATACAATTAAAGAAGTTGGAAATAATGTAGTAATAACTTTAAATGAAGAATATATAGATTACGATAATGTGACTATTAATGATATTTATGTTATGGGAAAATTGGTAGATGTACCAGTTGCAACCGAAGATGACTCAATAATAATAACCGAAAGTGGTTTAGACATAATAATATAATAAATGGCAAACTCAAGAAAAAAAATATCAGAATTACCTGCATTAAGTGTAGCATCATTAGATACAACTTTTGTACTTGGTATTTCAGGTAGCACAACATATAAAATTTCTATAAATAATTTAACATCTTCGTTAGATGGTGCATTTGCAACGGACTTAGTAACTAATGCATTAAGTAATACATTAGATACAAAATTATCAACATCATCTTTCAATTCTTATACTCAATCATTTACGGCATCGGTTGCAAGTGGAACTATAAGTGGTTCTTCACAAATTTTAGATTTAGGATTTGTAACGGGTTCATACACTACTATAAATTCATTCAATAGTTTAACACAATCTTTCAATTCAATATCACAATCATTTAATGTTATTAGTGGTAGTGTTGTAAGTATACAAGGTGGATTTGATACGGGTTCTTACCAAACATTTACATCATCAGTAAACACATCTATTTCAAATTTAAATACTTTTACTGCAAGTGTAACTACGGCATCAATTGTAACTTCTATTTCAAATTTAAATACTTTTACTGCAAGTATTTCAACTGCAAGTTTGGTAACATCTATTTCAAATTTAAATACTTTTACGGCATCACAATCTACATCATCATTAGTGGATAGATTAAACACAATTGAGAGTGTAAGTGGTAGTTGGATTACTGAAAGTGAAACGGGTTCATTTTTGACATCATTAAGTGGAGCAATAAGTTCTTCATCTCAATTAACATCATCATACGATGCAAGATATACATTGAGTGGAAGTGTTCAACCATTACCTTCAAATTTATTAAGTTCATCTGCACAAATAACTGCATTTGGATTTATAAGTTCTTCAACAACCATAGATACGGGTTCATTGGTAACTACATCTTCATTTACAACATTAAGTTCTTCGGTAGATAGTAGATTAGATACATTAGAAGCATCAATCATAAGTGGAAGTGTAAACTATGTTCAAAAATTGGGTAGTAGAGTTACCGGAGTTACATCAACGGGTGTAACAATAATAAGTGAAAACATAACAACAACAGGTAACCCAGTTCAAATTATGGTGACCGGTGATGCAAACCCAGTAAATGTTTCATCTTGGACTAGATTACAAATTTATAGAAATGAAACTGCAATTGGAAATATTGTCCAAGTTGAAAATAGTTCAAACCTAAATGTTCCATATTGTTTAAATGTAATAGATACCGCATCAGCTGGAACTTATACATATAGTATGAGAACTGTTAGTGGTATTTCAGGTCTTTTTGATTTTGGTGAGTCAATGGGCCCTACTTTAACGGCAGTAGAATTAAATTCAAAAACATCATTCCCATCCGGAACTATTAGTGGTTCATCACAATTAACATCTTCGTTTGATACAAGATATACATTGAGTGGTAGTGTTAGTGCAGTCCCATCTGGTACAATAAGTGGTTCTTCACAATTGACATCATCATACGATGCAAGATATGCTTTAAGTAGTTCATTTTCTTCAATATCATCATCATTTAATAGTAGATTTAATGGATTGGTAACTACTGGTTCAAACACATTTAGTGGGTCACAAATATTTAGTGGTTCAATGGTTGTTACATCAGGACAAATAATTGCATCTGCAATTACGAACAATAGTTCATCACTATTCTTACAAAGTGGTAGTAATTTATATATTCAAAATAATGGATTAGTAGAAATTACAGGTTCATTAAACGCAACATCTATAACGGGTTCAATAGCAGCAACCAATGGTGTAATAAGTGGTTCAACTCAATTGACAACTGCATTCCCATCAAAAACAACGGGAGCTTGGTCGGTACCAGCAGGAGCATCTACACAAAGTTTTACAGTAGAAGCCGGTGCTTCATATACAATGTGGGTAAATGGTAATATTCCAAATGGTATTATAACTTGGAACGCAACTGTAACAACATCAAATACAAATGTACCAGTAATTGGTGCTCAATATGGTTGGTATTACACAGCAGGTAATGCATTAGTTTTAACTGCAATGCCTGACCAAATTATAGGTACAACTAATACTCTCATATCCTCTCCAACATCATACGCACCAAATACTTCAAATGTATTTAAGTTTGGTATCACAAATAATAGTGGGACAACCCAAACAATTAATTACGGATATATAAAACTATCATAAGTTATGCCAATAATATTTCAAAATGGATATACAATTACACCAAATCCATATATGTTGGTTACGAATGGGCTATTACTTCAATTGGATGCAAATAATTCAACAAGTTATCCTGGTAGTGGGGCAACCATTTATGATTTAACTAATTCATATAACCACACATTGATTGGTGCTACATTTACTACATTAAGTGGAATAAAATGTTTTGATTGCACAACCGGAAATAATAGAGTTGATGTAAACGGAACAGGTCCAACTTTACCAACAACGGGATATACCTATATTACTTGGGCAAGATTGATAAATAATAATTCAGGATTTAGAACATTACTTTACACAAAAGGTACTCGTAAAATAACACCAATTACTATTCCTAATGGAACAAGTACATTAGGATATTGGGCAACAACATTCGTAAGTTCAGGA